CTCGCCTAGATCGCCAGACTTTCGGAAAGCGGTATCTGCTTCTACTGCGTCTACTCGCTTACCAAACTTATTAACTTGTTCAATTGTTGCAGCAATGTCTTTGGCGACTGCATCAAGTGAATCTTTTACTGCATTTGTGTCAACTTTTGAAGACTTTAGTACTTCGACTTCTGCCTGCAAAGACTTGACGGTTTCAGTTAAATCGCTAAAGGCTGATGTAATTGTGTTCTTTAATTCTGCTATTGATTCAACAATAACATCATCTGATTTCTTCTTTGCCTTCATCTCTTCTTCATCTTCCATGTCATCTTCTTCGGAATCTTCTTCCTCTTTAGATGCTGTAGATGATGATGCAGCCTTTTCTGTTTCAGCAACTTCTGTTGTTTCTACAACAACTTCATCTGCCTTTTCAGTTTCAACTACTGGAGTTTCAGCAACTGCCTCTGGAGCGATCTCTTCTGACTTTTCGATTTCGGTTACTTCTTCAGCAACCTTCTTTGTTTTTGCCATAGGATTTTCCTCCTTTGAAATCTTAGCACCAATGCCTTTAGCACTATCTACTAAGAATTTTACTATATCCATTTTTTCGTTGTCTTCTTTTTCAACGAAACCTATATTCTTCATTTCATTTCCAGTAATTGGACTGTTTACTGTTTCTTGATCTGAAACCATTACTATTCCAGATTCCTCATCATAAAAAACATTTTCAAGCGCAACATCTGCACCTTTGACAATTTCAACACCATCAACTTTTTCAACTGACATAATATTTGCAAATTGATTTGCTGGAGAATCTACAAGACTCAATTCAACAAGATCATAATCTTTAATAATTCTAATTGTGGAGTCTGACTTCTCATCATAACCGTCATCCCATTTATTCATTCTTCCACCGATTGAAAATCCTGTTAGTGTACCGTCCAAAACTTTTTCCCATGTATCTTGTGCACCCTTAGAAACATATGCCGATACAAAAACTCCAGAATAAAACTTTTTAGATTCTGGATCAAAATATCTATCTTCTTTAAAGTTAACCATTTTACCAACTGCTAGTGGTTGGTGCATTTCACGAATGTTTCCACGAAACTTTGAAAATGCTTTCATTGATGCCTCTGATGTAACTATGTCGCCTTGCTTATCAAGATTATCGAGTGAGGCAAAACCTGAGACGATACGTCTCTCCTTATCAACCTTCGCAAATGGAAGGGAAAGTCTTACTGAGTCGCCAGTGGTGTCCCAATGGGCTTTGGATATAGTCATACTAGAATATATTATAGAGCCTTTTTTACACAAATGTTAATAAACTGTGAATAAACTTGTGGAAAACTATTGTGAAGATCTACCCTCGCCTTTTGGATTTCTTCCACTAATTGTGGCAGATCCGTCAGACTGATTGTTAGTTCTTTCTCCGTCCCTCGCCCTATCTGCTTCATTATTTTGCATTTCTGGCTTAGGCTGGAATGGCTCATCCCCTCCTTCCCTTTGTGGAAGACCGAGTATAGACCTGGCTTCGTTAGGAAGCATAACTTGAGTCTTTACGTATCTTTCTAAAATTTGAGATTGTGCTATTTCGTCTGTAAGAGTTAGTTCATTAAACTTTAAAACAAGAATGTCAGTCTTTTCTTTAACAATCTTATTTAATGTTTTTTCTAGTTCTCTTTGTGCTGGTCTAGCAACCTGTTCTTTAAATGTGCGATCTTGAGCAAGTGCTGCTGCTATAGACCCAGAATCCCCTCCACCAATTTTAGATAGTGGCACTTGGTGCGCTACTAAAATATCATCACGATTTTGATTACGATATCTTTCAAAAGAACCTTCTTGAACACCGTTCTCGATAGGCTGCATTGTGAACTCTACTTTATTAGTATCGCTGTCTCCAGGAAGTGGTATGTATAGTGTTCTATGAGATTGTCCTTTCAAACTTGTCTGAAGGAATCTAAACATCTTATCTTCTGCTTCTGCAGAAAGTCTGGCACCCTTTAGTGTCACAACATAACGAGGGACAGCCTTATTACTAAAGTAGTCGATGTTATATTGTGACGCTAACTGGTCTCCATGGAGCGAGTTTATTGCCGACATGATATCAGGTACACCATAAAAAGTATTTAAAGGCGAATACTGTTTAAAGTGTATGATTTCGTTAGGTCTTGGATCTGAAGTAACGGGATTAGCGTTCTTCGCACCAAAATTTCTAAAGTAAACAACCTTCTGTCCTATAATCTGAACAAAGCCATCACGTAATCTACGAACACGCATTGTTGTTGCTGGTATGTGTCCGATATATCCTATTTCGCCACGAATAGTTCTACCGACTTCTAGGTATCCATTACCTACAGCCTGTACATCTGTATAAACTTTCATCATTGTTGTTGTAAAAGAATCATCGTCATTTAGTGATTCTAACCAACCATGCATTTCGATCTTTGCTCTTTCAATTCTATTTCTTGCTCTTGCTACCTGCTCTTTATCTTGATTTGATTCAAGTCTAAGCATTGTTGCTGGAGAAACTTCAAAATCATATCCCAAACCCACAATGTTTTCTACTTTTGCATCAATGGCAGCATGGTTAGCAAATGATGTATCGTAATAATTTGCAAGTTCATAAACATTCCATGGTGGTGTAATTACATCAAATAATCCATAGCCATTTCTATATACCGTGCCAGGATTAATCTCTTTTGACTTTGCTCCATCAATACCTGACTGCTCTGCTCTTGCACTATCAAGATAACCTTGTGTTGGATTATTTCTATCTGCTTTTTCTACAAGCCGTGTAGTTCTTCTTCTAAAATTATTATCCAAACCATTGTAGGACTTTAGTTCAGACCATGCCTTATTAAATGGATCATCTGCTTTGAATTGATCTAATGGATTAACTAAATCGTCAACCCTTGCACCTAAAATATATTCATTTTCTTCCATTAGTCGTCTGCCCCATACTTCTTTATTGTTTGCTGCGCTGCATGTACTGCGCCAAGATCGTTTAGGTTTGGAATCAATCCTTCTGACATTCTTTGCTTTTGTTCTGCATATTCTTCGTCAGAAATTCTACTTAGTCCCGCAAAAAATACAGCCTCTCCATCTGGCTCACCATAATGGGCTGCTGCTTTTCTGAGTTCTGCTATTTTAGTAATATCGCCTTTCATGGCAGGAATGTTTAAAATGTTTCCCTGTCCATCTGTAAACCATTTACCATTCTGTCTTTTCCAAACGTATATGCCCCAATCATAGTTTTTATCTATGACTGTCATTTTAGACTTACCAACTTGGCCAGGAATTTTACGTTTCATTACCATCAGTATACCATATTATACTGCGTCAGATATTTGTGATTGCCAAGATATGTCTTTAAATATGGAATACTCGTACCCCTCTATACTAAAAACACGAGTATCATCAATAATTATTTTATTTGTTCCAGTATAAGCCTTGTATAGATCTGCTGGGTTGACACCATAAAAACTTAAAGAAGATTGAACTAAAACACCTTGCCACAAATAATAGTCGTTCCAATACTCCCAATCAAAAATACCATCGGAAGAAAATTTAACCCTTGCCCAGGGCCTCTGTGTTACAGTCTGTATTTCTTGAAGACTGGTTGTTTGATAATATGACAAACTATTAAATATAATTGGTCCATTTATCATAATAGATCCAGAATAGGACTTGAAATCTAAAATAGAAGGAAATCCTATCCCTATCATAGCCCATTCATTAGTGTTTATGATTGGTTCTTTAACAACTTGTCCATTTAAATAAAATACAATACCATCATAAAGTGCGCCAGTGTTACCGTCTATTGCGTATATCTTTGCTCTTTTGCCTGTAGGATGATTTGCTATCATGTAGAACTTAATTATTTTATTTTTTGCATTTATTTGCATTATTTTTGTTGGAGCATATGGGAAAAAATCTTCATTAAACCTAATTAAGGATTGTAAAGCCATTATCTCATAATTTGGTGTTTTGTTATTATTAACAGGAATTGCTACTCCACGATTAATTAGTGGATCGTAGTTTCCTTTTATTTCTAGCCCAGAATGTCTTGTTAAATATAAATAAGGAGATGATCCTTTATATATTGTAAAAGGGTTTTTTGCTTTGTAATTATAATAATACCCGCTATTCAAATAGGGATAAACATTTGTTCCAAATCTTGTTCCTACATTATTTGCTGTATTATAATTAAATGCCTGTGAGGCTAATTGTAAGTTTTTAATTTTTATTGGTTTGTGTTTAATTCCGTTTATGTTAAATTCTAAATGAATTACAATTGCAATATCATTAAAATCAACACCTTTTGGCGGATAAATAACTACATTATCTACAACCTCATACTTTGTATTTATCCAACTGTCTCCAGGTGTAATAACACCATTTTTTGGAACATCTTCTGTGTTTATAAAAAATCCATTATTTGCATTTGCTCCAGTTGATAAATATTCAAAAGTAATATATGTTTTTAAAATTGAACTTGATGTATCATAAGAATATGTTTTTATTGCTTTTTCAGCCAAATCTTGATAATCTACATATCCAGTATATAAATAATTATCCAGTGCCTCGTATGTTCTTTGTACTGGATATGAATATTCTAATGATAATTCTGAATATGGCCAGCCGTTTTCATCTATAATCTGAGTTTCTTTAAATTTTGTAGGCGCTGGATAATTTATATTAAATTGTATAAAGTCTAAACCAAATTTTTCATCTCCATATTCATCAGTTATGTATTTTCCAAAGTAAGATAACGGAATATAGTCTTTCCATGATCCATTTACATCCACATCTAAATAAAAACTATCAAAATAATTTTTTGGTGTTATCCCACAACTTGGATTATGATCCAATAATTCTACAGTTATAAAAGATGTTGGAGAAAATAACTCTGGATTTGAACCTAGATAATAATTCCAAAATGCTTGATCTGCCTCGCCTCCATCATACTGAATTCCAGAGCCATAGGTATTAAATATATTTTCATAATCTTTTGGCACACCTAACAAATTAAACAAATTTTCAATGTCTTTTACATTTTTTTCTGAACATATTGCTATTTTATATATATTACCAGTAAATGTTTTTTCAAAATTTTTAGTGCCACCCACATACATTGATAGATTTGCATTTGTAAAAAATGCAGTTATGTTATCTCCAAAATAATCCCTAAATACATCTATTTCAACACCAACTGCGAATATGTCTTCGTTTGAAACTGAAAGCGACTCATAGATAGTTAGCGGTAACTCTTCTCCATATTTTAATATATATCTAACATCATTTCCTACACATTCTATTGAAAAATAATTTGATAACTGATCTTCTAATCTTATTAAAACTCCTGTTCCAGAATATGTAGAGGGTTTTTTAAATAAGCCATAAAATGCGTGTGGCCTTTCTCCATTTAAAGAAAAATTATTAAAATATAAATATGAGTTAATATTTTCCCAGTTTTCAGAAGGTTTTAAATTTAAAAACATTAATTCTTCATTTTGAATTACTGAGCAATCTATCAATAAATCGGCTTCTGATTTTGTATTATTGTCTATAAATATTTGTGGTGTAGAAAAATTTGGAGCAACTAAAGAATTATCTTCAACAATGATGTTATCTAATGATGCCTGAGACCATGACCCTAGGTCTGGATAATTATAATTTTTTGCATAATCGGCAAATGAGTAATCAAATACGACAGAACTCCCTCCATAGGATGCATTTAAATTTTCTGGATATTCTACGCCTTGCCCATAAACAAATCTTCTTTTAGCAACTAATGATGGTACTAGGTATGGATAAATTGCTATACAGTCTAATTCTATAGGCTGAATATCTGAATATGCATAAAAACCTATCCAATCCTGATCTTTGTTATATTGATTTAGTTTATTTGGCAAAGACAATGATTCGCTGTTTAAGGTTAAAGAAATTACCTCTTCTCCATTTAATAAAATTGTTGAAAGATTTGTAGAATATTTCCAATCAATCAGCATTGGCCTTTCCCATTGACCAATATAATATGAAGCATAACTATTATTTATTCTTAATACTAAAAATGATCCGTCTAAATAAATTCCATCTGTTGATGAAATAGGGCCTACAATTCGTTTTGATGTAATAGACGAGTTGTTTGTACGTAACCAAAATTCTAAAGTAAACTCTTTATATCTTCCTCCATCTGATAAAATTTCATTTGAAGGAATTATTAAACTAGGGCTATTATTATTATCATATAACTTAGTTACATTTTGTGATCCAAAAACCATAGGAATACCGAAATTTTTAGCAACTAATGAATTATTATTAGTAAAATAATACCCAAAGTTTTCAGATAATCCGTATGCTGATGCCTGAATGACTTTTGATGAATTTAATGCTATCTCAGATGGAAGTGTTATTGGACTAACACCCAAGGAACTTGACTGAAACTCTTCTGCCCATTGTCCTATTGTTATACCATTAATATAAAAAAGATAGTCTGCTAATTCTTGTGATCCTGTAAGATAATTAATTTTTATAATTATTCTTATTGAAGAGTTTTCAAACTCTGGGCCAAAAGTTTCTGAAAGAAAATACCATTTATCTTTTAAAGATGCATCATACGACTTAAGAATATCAACGTATGACTCTAACGCATCATCATAATATCTATAACCAATTTCAATACCTAAAGCATATGGACTTGTTGTATAAAAATAAGAACCGACGGAAAACGTTTTAAGTGTTTGATTTAATTCATTTATATTAAATAGTTCTGGGCTTACCAAAGTAACAGAGAATGTTTCTGGCAATATGGCATTTGGAGAAATTTTATTAATAATACTATCTGGAAATGGCGCATCCAATAATTCCTCGGTCCCTAGAGAAGATCCATTATCAATAAACCATGCGGACGTATTTCTATTATTTTCAGATATTAATGATACATAATCGGCTTTATCGTCTAATGCCCATAAAAACTTAGGGTGCTCAGAATATATTTTTTCTGCGTATAAATTTGAAGGATTAGACATTATGAGTATATTTTATCATACGATGCGTGTAAACCACCTTGGCATTGTATATCTATACCCATTGGATATTGATTTTACCCCATGTACAAAATCTGGATTATCTGGAAAACATATTAAGTCTCCTGGCTCTGGTTTATGTGATATGTCATAACTAGGAAAATATATTTCTCCTCCATCATAATCATTATTTAAATATATTAATGTCGCTATATCGTTTGGCCTACTACTATCAAAATGTTCATGCATACCCCATCCTGGCTCAAACTTTGCTATATGAGTTTTAGTTTCATAAAAATCTTGGAATGGTCCATCATAATTGTTTTTTACAAATTCGTATACATTTTTTGCATAAGTTTGCATTATTTCTAATATTTGTTGATTATTTTTTTGAATTTCATGATATGTATGAACAGTAAATTCTTTTTCTCCATTGCCATACTCTAAAAATTCTGTAGTATATTGTTTTGCATAATCAGATAAAAGGTTGGCAACCTCTCTAGGCATAAATTCTTTTATATACTTTATTTTATTTATCATGATTTAACCTTTATTTCACAAACATCTGTAGTACAGTACATCTCTCCTTGTGCCTCTAAATTTTCTGCTCCATCATAGATTGCAGACCAGTCAATTTTTTTAATTTGACCAATATAACTATTATACTCTTTTTCTGTAATTTCAGTATATGGTTGTTGTGGATATACTTTATTTCCCATCGGCAAGAACGAAACTGCTTTTAGTTGTCCCTCGTACATGTGAAGCGCAGGCGCAATATGCTTTGTTTCAGTTTCTTTGTCAAATGAAAGCGTTACAGACACGCCGTTATCAGACCAATATTTCTGAGCAGTAGCAGCAAGCGCAATCTTTTCAAACAAGGTAACATCCTTTTCAGATCTTGAATGTCCAGAGTGAACTGGGAAATATACGACAGTTGTATTCGCAGATACAAGGTCAGCCTCCATCTTATATCCAGCAGCCTTGAACAAATGAATCATTGGGTCAGTATTCCCAAAACGAATTGCTCTCAAGAAATAGTTTCCACCTGGTGCCCAGTGAACTCCAGGCGTTGCGCCAGAAAGAATTGATACAGACCCTGATGGTTTAACAGTTGTGACTCTAATGGAATCACGAACGCATAACCATTCAGAATATGAATGATCATATTTACGAATAGTCTCATAGCCTTCGTCCATCCATTCACGCACAACAGGCAAACCAAATTTGTCTGAGAATGATGCTATACCTGTAAGGGATGTTCCGATACGACGATTACGCTGCATAATTCCATTTGTCTGTTGCCAGTGTGTAGGTATTAGCGTTACCGTCTTACCATAAAGATATGCAAACTTTAATGTCCGCAAAAAATCTTCTTTTGTTTCATGGCGATTTAAATGTACCTCGACCAAAGTACATAGTTCGTATGATTCCAATGGCTGTTCAGCACAAGGATTAAAACCCATGACTCTATAATCTTTACCGTCAGCAGGATCTTTTAATCGCCCGTAATTTCTAGCAACATCTAGCCATATAAAGCCAGGCTCTCCGTTATTAGCGATTAGATCTACATAGTCTTCGTACTTTGTACCTACCGTCGCAGAAACAGAGTTATTTGACATCCAAGCCCAGCCTGGATTTTCTGGATCAAATGAATTTCTTTCTGGAAAAACCTCAGAATTCTTAAGATTCATAAAGTCTTGATCTTTAGCATCTCCCAAAGCCAAGGTAGCAGATCGTCTAACATTTCCTGATACTACACAGGTGCCAATAAGATTTACTATATCTACTATTGCTCTTGAGTCAAGGGTTTCTCCTGCTCTACCGCCGATTACAGACCTTATCTGCTTGTGCAACTGTATAAGTGGTGCGGGACCGCTTGCAGTGCCTCCAAAACCCTTAATAGGGGCACCTAAAGGCCTAATAAGGTCATAGTTAAACTCCTGGATATACATATTAGGCTTTAGGTATGAGTTAATAAGTAATCTAACAGACTCTACCCAACCTTCACGAGTATCTGGTATTTCATATACTTGTGGTGGTTCTGTAGGGTCATAAATAGGTAGATTTTTTTCCCCGCCCAAAGTGTCGAAGCCTACGCCTACGCCCATCATAAGTGCATCCATTACCCAACCAAATAGTTGTCCTGGATCGTTGCGATCTATGTCTTTTGTAGAAACCATAGCGCAGTTTTGTAAAGCAGCAGAGTTTTTCTTTTCCATTGTCAGTGCAGTTCCAAAAGACCATAAACCTCGTCCAGGTGGTGTCCACTTCAAATTAAATAAACGATCAAACGCTTCTTTAGCAGATGACTGTGCTTTATAATCGTTCCAGGGTAATCTGTTTTCTTTAGCATGATTCTTTTGCGCTGAATACATACCCTCGATTACACGACGACAAACCTCGTACCATCTTTCCTTAGTCCCATCGTCTTTCATGCGGGAGTAGGTACGAATAAATGTAATCTCTCCTAATGAATTTCCACCTGCATCTGTAAAACCAAATGGCGGTTCCTTTGTTTTATACTCATTTATAAACTCTTCAGACAAACGAAAACTAAAAAAATCAGACATGTATTTCTCCTAATTGAAAACTGTAATTACTAAAGTATACCAGAGTTTTTCTTTTTATAAAACTCTAATGTTGTTATTTAAGGTTATATTAATTGAACTGCATTTTAGACGAATGAATATTTGGAAAACATTTATTACAAATTGATAAAGTTATTCCAGTAAATGGACAAGTTTGACTTTCTATTTTATGCCTTTTAATTAAACATAAAAATTTCTTAATCATGCTAATGGTATCCAATGTTGCTCTAGGTCTTCTTTCATAACATTTAACGGTGATATATCATAGGCAATAGTAATTCTTGGCCTATCATACTCCCAGGGACCTATACCATGCGGATGACCTGTTTCAGAAATAATTGCTTTATTATTTTTATTTATATTCTCAAAAGGAGTTCCTTCGTGTCCTCCTATTTTATAATAAGTAGACGATGGCTCTGCATCAACACAATAATATCCGTGAAAGTTAGGAATTCCCGTGCCACCTAAATGATCGTGGTAGTGTGTATTTTTTTCAAGTTCTGGATTTTTTATTGCATTTGTATTAAACCATCCTTGAACCATATACTTTTGGTCTTTAAAATTAATATTATAGTAATCGCATGCTTCAATAATCATTTCTCTTAATGCGTAATAAAGATTATAAATTGATTCATTATGAAATTGAAATATATTATACTTATTCCCTAAATCGTGTATTGCCCTTGCAGATTGTGCAGTTTGATAATCTATATTTGGAATATTTCCATTAAGAATTTTATCATTAACTTCTAATAAGTATTTTTTTAAATCATCTAAATTATTATCTAAAGTTCTTATAAAAAATTTATGATTTGGTTTAGAAAGTGATGTCATAATAATGGAATCCAGTGCTGTTCTTGGTGCATTCCGTTTTGAATTAAACCTTCTAATGGGATAACATCATAAGCAACCGTAATTCTTGGACCTTCCCAATCCCAGTCAGCCTGTGCATGTGGATGTCCCATTTCAGACAAAATTGCTCTATTGTTTATGTTATTATTTACAACCTCTTTATCAAAAACTTTGTAGTATGTTATTGATGGTTCTGCATTTACACAATAATATCCGTGAAAATGTGGTGCGCCCCATGGACCATGGTCATGCCAGTCTAGTTTTCCCTTTTTGGTGTAGTTAATATTAAACCAACCTTGCACCATATATTGTTGTTTATCAAAATCAATACCATAATATGCACATGCTTCTTTTGTCATATCAGAAACAGATCTAAATAGATTATGTATTCCAGGTATATGAAATTGAAATACATTATATTCTCGCCATTTCATTGTAGAAACACTATTAGACTGTTTCCATATTTCATCATCTTTTAATTCACTAACACCTAGAACTTGTGCATTTTGTATTTTTAAATATCTATCGTCTAATTCTTTTCCTAGATAATTTAAATCATTATTTAAAAATCTTTCAAAAAATTTATGAGGTTGTGTAGATTTACTAACACTTTTAACTTCTAAAGGATAATTATACATGTAATTCCTATCTCTTAATGATAGTATATCACATTGTATTATGCTGGATTAGAAAAATTTGATCCATCCCAAAGATAGCCTGGGACAACTGTTGGATTATCTGTTATTTCTACAATAGTTGGATTAGAGGCAAAGCCAGCCAATTCTGCTTCAACCTGTTGATTAATATGTTCATACATTAATACATTGCTAACTATTCCATCAACTATAAATGCTACTTTTTTCATTTTTTTCTCCTTTAGTATATTGTATCATATTAAATGTGACATCCATCTTGAACGCAGCCATAATATCCGCAGCAACATGGTGTACATCCTGTAGGACTAAACCCGAATACAGTAAATGATGGTGGGGTTGGTGAGAACCCAAACACTGAGAACGGTGGAGTTGGTGAGAAACCAAACACGTTAAAGGGTGAGAACCCAAAGACTGAGAACGGTGGGGTTGGTGAGAACCCGAATACGTTAAAGGGTGAGAATCCAAAGACTGAGAACGGTGGGGTTGGTGAGAACCCGAACACCGAAAATGGTGGAGTTGGAGAAAACCCGAACACAGAAAATGGTGTGAAAGCAAATGTTGTTACGCTTGAAGATGCTGACGATGTACCAGACGATCCGTTAGCGTTATCGGCTCTAACAGTATAAGTTTGTGCTGTTCCTTGTTCTTGACCAACTGTAACAGATGTAGATGTTGTGTTTCCACTTTTACCATCTGATGAAGACCAAAAATAATTTGTAATTGCCTTACCGCCATTTGCTGGTGCAGACCAGGAAACGCTATCGCTTGCAGAGTTTGCAACGGTAGATGCTGATGGAGCACTTGGAGTTGCTGGAACTGTAGTTGCTGTAACAGATGAAGATGCTGAAGAATATACAGAGTTTCCGTTAGCATTAGTAGCCCTAACCTGGAAAGTATAAGATGTTGCAGATGTTAATCCAGTAACTGTATGTGGGGATGATGCTCCTGTTGCTGTATGTGATCCGCTTGATAATGTAGTATATCCTGTAATTGTTTTACCACCAGTAGCATTTGCAGAAAAATTAACAGTAACAGCGCCATCATTAAATGCCCTATTTGTTCCTACGTCGGCCACTGACGAGATTGATGGTGCTTGTGGAACAGTTGTAGATGTTACAGAAGATGATGTTGTTCCAGCAGATGAACCAACTTGATTAGTTGCTATAATTGTAAAAGTATATGCTGTATTTGATGCTAATCCTTCAAAAGTAGTACTTGTTCCCGATACCGTCTTTGAATAAGTTGAAGGAGTAGTAGTAATAGTATAAGATGATGCCTCAGCAGATCCAGCAGGTAGGGACCAAGCCAAACTTACTGCTCCGCCAACTCCAGATGCTGCTGCTTCTGTTGATACTGCTGATGCTGCATATGGACGATTAGTTCCAACATCTGTTGCCGTAGTAATTGTTACATTTTCAGGCCATGTTTGATGCCCTGCTTTTCTACCAATTTTACCTGCCATTACTATCTACTCCTTTTATTTGTAATTTTTGTTAAGCCGTAGCAAGGTCGCCTATTACAACCCAAGTATCTGTTGCTCTCTTAAAAAGAGTTGCAGCAGACCATTGTGCTCTTAAGAATGCGCCAGGTGTAGCATTTACAGTTACTCCTGCTGCTCCAACAATTCTTACTCCGCCAGTATTTGTACGAAGAATATCAATCGATGTTCCTACTGGATATGCTGTTGTTGAATTTGCTGGAATTGTAATATCTACAGCAGTTCCTCCTGTATGAGAAACCTCAAGCATTCCATCTCTTAGAGAAAGTCCGCTAGTAGATAAATTGTATGCTCCAGTTGCTTGAGTGATTGTAGTTCTTGATGGAACGCCTTCTTTTGTTTGAGTTCCATCCGTAAATGCAATTCCTGATGCTGCAACAGTTACTGTGCCAGTAAATGTTGGAGAAGCAATTGGTGCTTTTGTTGCTATAGAATTTGTAATAGTTGTTGAAAACGATGCGTCATTTCCAAGTGCTGTTGCTAATTCATTTAAAGTATTTAATGCTGCTGGTGCAGAAGCAACTAAATCAGCAACTGCTCCACTTACGAATGCTGTAGTAGCAATTTTTGTAGTGTTGTCTCCTGATGATGGAGTAGGTGCCGAAGGAGTTCCAGTAAATGTTGGAGAAGCCAATGGTGCCTTTAAATCAAGAGCAGTTTGTGTTGCTGTAGAAATTGGCTTATCTGCATCTGAAGTATTATCTACATTGCCAAGACCTACTGAAGACTTTGTTAAGGCCGAAACTGCAGTTGATACTGCTGAATCTGCATATGTCTTTGTTGCAAGTGCTGAAGTATCAGCAATACCGTGTACGCTTGTTGTGTCTGCCTCGTGTGTACTTACTGCGTTATCTGCATAATTCTTTGTGGCCAATGCTGCAGTGTCAGCAATACCATGGACATTTGTAGTAAGAGCATTATGCGTAGAAACTTTGCCATCTGCTGCTGTACCTGCTTCATTTATTGCTGCAGTTTCTGCTGCATCTGCTGCATTGTCTGCATATGTCTTTGTTGCAAGTGCTGAAGTATCAGCAATACCGTGTACGCTTGTTGTATCGTCGCTATGTGCTGAGAGCATTGTTGTAGTTACAAGTAAAGATGTGTCAGCAATACCATGAACATTGGTTTGATCATTATTATGATCAGAAATTGCTGTATTTCTATCATTAACCTCTGTTGAAATTGCTGAATTTAATGCAGAAGTAACAACTAATACTGAGGTATCAGCAATACCATGAACGTCTGTTGTATCTGCATTATGACCAGAAATTGCTGTATTTCTATCATTAACCTCTGTTGAAATTGCTGAATTTAATGCAGAAGTAACAACTAATACTGAGGTATCAGCAATACCATGAACGTCTGTTGTATCTGCATTATGTGCAGTTAAATCTGCTGCATAAACTAAATTAGCAGTATCTGAAATTCCATGTACGCCTACTGAATCTGATTCATGTGATGTTAAATTAGAACTAACATTTCCAATGCTGGTATTAAGAGTTACAGCCAAGTCCCCTAACTCTCTTAGTGTGTCTTTATTAGCATCTGCACCGTCTATTAGGTTGGCAAGATATTGAATTGGAATAAGTCCATTTACCAAAGGTGCGAATGACGATGCCCCATCTGTTGTGTCTTTAAAATAAGAGAGAGCAGACCATGCAGACGAACCATTACCGATCTTAAATTGACCAGTGTCAGTCTCAAATCCGATTTCTCCACCCGCTAAAATTGGGTTTGCAGATGTCCATTGTGCTGCAGTTCCTCTGCGCTGTTGCATTCTTGTTGCCATTTATCTCTCCTTGTGGTATTTCTACCGTTTTATTTCTGTGCCTATTATAACATCAATTTTTAATTGAAATTATCTGTTGCGCTACCGCCATCATAAACTAAAGTCCATGAGTCAGTATTATAAGATCCTCCATCTACTGGAGATCCCTGTGGATCATTAAAACTACCGCCACTTATAAACTGAGATACTATAAAACCAGTTCCATCAATAGCGGTGTCGTGAATGTGATCTGGAAGACCCAATGTATCATCAATTGATGCCATCGTAATCCATGAACCAGAATAATAGACATTAACTCTTGATGTTAATGTATCAAACCACAAATCACCATTATCTGGTGTAGAGGGAGCGGTAGCCCCGACCTCCATACCGCCAACTACTGAATCAACATATGCCTTAGTAGCAGCGTGGGTAGATAATGTAGGCTCTCCTACAATTACCGTTCCACCGAACTCACCGCCACCATTAACGATAAGCCCATTTTTAACCTTGAAGTCCTTATTGACTGTTGCCAAGATTACCACTCCCTCTTTTATTTATTTTATTACTTTAAAAGTGTTCCAACAACAGCCACTGTTGAGTTGTTGTTAAGAGTTGCTACACGAAGGCGTACATCTGAACCGCTTACATCTGCTGAAACAGATCCAAGTGAGCCGTTTGTTCCTACCATCGCATATTCTGTGATTGCTACATTGTCAGAAGTATCAAGAGTCAAGATAACTTTTGAAACCTCAGTATGTGAGCCTTGAGCAATCTTTACAAGGAATTCAGCAGACTTATAATCTGCCTTAGCCCATGAGACTGCTGTACTTGTGCTTGCAGTTGCAACAGAAGCCTCTGCTGCTACCTGCTTTGCAATGTTTGCAATTTCTACTGCAGGGAAGTCAGGTGTGACTGCCTCAAGAGCAGATACTGCACGAGCATTTGTAAAGTAAAGGTTTGTTGTACCTTCATCAAGATCATCTGTATCAGAATCTGCAACACCGTTTTCTGCGGTGATAAGAAGTCCATCACCAACATTGTTATATGCAATTGTGATATTGCTCTGATTTGAATTTACAAGAAGTTCCATCGCTGCAGACTTAGCACGAGTAGATGTATGATAAAGATTGCTTGCGCCCTCTTCAATATCATCTGTGTCAAGTGCATTGATAGCATTATCTGTATAAGTTGCTGCATTTTGTTCTGCTGCTAATGCAGAGCCATGTGAATCATATGCTGCTGCTGTAGCATCAAGTGCTCTCTGATTTGTAAAGTAAAGGTTTGTGCCTTCTGATACATCATCAGTATCAAGTCCAGTTACAGAAATAACATCGTTTACAATAGCAATGTTTGTACCAGGAGTTAATGTGTCTTGCTTTCCTGCAACCAAGTTAGCAACATCTGTTGCATAGTTTGGATTATCAGCGATTGCTGCTGCCAACTCGTTGAGTGTATCAAGAAGTGCTGGAGCACCATCTACAAGATCTGAAACTTTATCATCAGCATATGCTTTTGCTGCTGCCTCTGCTGCGTTAGCCTTAGTCGTTGCATCCGATGCTGCTGCTGAAATTGCTGCTGCTTGGGCTGCATTAGCCTTTGTAGTAGCATCTGCTGCTGCTGTAGCCTCTGCTGCTGCTTGGGCTGCGTTAGCCTTTGTAGTAGCGTCTGATGCTGCTGCTGAGATTGCTTCACTTTTTGCGGTAGCAACTTCTGCATCTGTTGCAAAAGATCCATTTAGTGTTGTTGAAATTTGAACATTTTGTGAACCGTTAAAAGATACAGAGCCTGTAACATCTCCAGTAAGTTCAATTGTACGAGCAGTCTCAAGAGTTGTTGCTGTATCTGCATTACCAGTTACATCACCAACGAGATCTGCTGTTATTTCATTTGCAGCAAAGTTGCCTGAAGCATCACGCTTTACGACCTTGTTTGCTTCATTTGCTGAGGTGGCTGTACCACCAATTAAATTGACGATATAGGTTTGATCGTCTGTTTTCTTTGTAAGAATATCATGGTTGTTGATGGTACCTGTTGTGCCTTCAACAATCAGACCATTCTTTACCTTAAAGTCTTTTGTGACTGTTGCCATTTTTTATCTCCTTGTTTACGCCTTAAGTCCAATTCGTGCATAACGAACTGTGACTGGCTTAATTGCAGGGTCTGGAGTAACCGTTAAGGATACTGTATTTCCAGCCCTTGAGACGCTAATGGTGCCAATATTCCCATCGTTGTCTATTGTTCCGTATTCGCTGACATTTACATTTGTACCGTCAACTAATACGGTCAACTCTGTTGCATAAAACTTATTGTCTCCCGCAGTTACCTTAGCGATTGAAACAATATATTTAACCATACGCCATTCTGTGGCATCAAAATTATCTACTACTGTTGGATTTTCAATTCCAGTGATTGTATTTTCGTTATTACCCATTGATCCAAGATCTGTGGAACGGGCGGAGGCTGAATCAATTAAATCTTCATAATCTTGCTGAGAGGGACGATCTCCAGTCTCAAACTTTGTCTTTAATGTGGGTATTGATATCTTTGCCATGATGATATTATAACTCCTTATTTTTATATTTTATAGGATGTAGTTACTATATCCAATAACTGCAACCCCAACACCTGCTGGATTGTCTTTAGAAAAACCAAAAACCCCAACATTAATAAATTGAACCTTAAAGGGAACAATTTCTTCTATTTTTATTTTAGATTTTATGTCGTTTATTTTTATATAACGTTCTTCAAGTGGCTTTATTTGTGCATGGGCTATACGATGTGTTGTTCTATATACTTGATCTGATATTGGTTTTAGGCTTGTTGGCATTACTCTGTTATGTCTTCAATAACTACCATAGAACCTTTGGCTACCGTCCAAACTCTAGTGCCAGAATCAAGTTCTGTAAGTTGTATATCAAAAACATCTCCTGTTTCTAAAATTTCAGATTGTGCTGATGTTAGAGAAACAGTAAAACTACCTTCGCTATCTTGAAACTCAATTGGCTGTGGCTCTAAAGATAAAACAACTTCATCTGTAGATGGACGATATACATCCATATCAATTTGCCAATCTTCAATAAGCAATGGATTTCTTTCATCGTCTGTAACATATACCCTAAATGCTGCAGAATCTCCTCTAACTACCGTCCAACGAATTTCGGGTGGCGTTGAGCCTAATGCATAACTATCTGTAGTTTGATTTCGGAAGGTAGCCATAATAGGATTATACCATAAATGAATAATAAAATTCTGCCCAGTGAGTCTGTCTATGTACGCCAAAATGAGGAACATATCTTCTTGGTGGCTCTCCACCTCTAGCGCCAGTTTTCTTTATCCATTCATAAAGATCTCCCTCGTCATATGCAACATTAAATCTTCTATGGCCATATTTTATAAATAAATCTTCATGACATTTTTCATTTTCCCAATTCTTCATATCAAAGTCTAAATATGATTCTGCTACATCTGGTCCGTAATGGTAGCATTTAAATAAATCTGCAGTTGGATCTTTTTTATAAAATTTAAATTTATTAAAACAGTAATCATCAAAACTATCAAATCCATCACTCTTTAAATCAAAAGTATTATGAGTCCAAGTGCTCCAAATTAATTTTATATTATTACTTTCACAAAAAATTTCTAACATTTTTATATATTCAAAATTTATATAGTAAACCCATTCTGAAGCAATAATGCTTGTCCAATCAAAAGGGAATTTAGCAGAAGTTTTTGGTAATCTATGAAAATTAGTTGACAGATCCTGCATACCATCCTGAAAAGAACTTATAAACCAAAATCTATCTATAAATGGGAAATTTGCAAATACATATTTAGGATAAAAATTATATTTATTAATAATAGAAAAAAATGCAGATATTGATTTCATAATAGACCCGCCGTTATATCCTATATTCCCTACTTTATAATTTTGACCATTTTCTTTAATTATTTTTTCTAAAATATTTGACCACCTATCTTCTTCTGGTAGTCCCATTCCGTATGTCATTGAACACCCTAAAGTTAATACTTCTGGTTTTTCAGAAAACTCAATAGATCTTAATCCATCTGAATTAAGTTTATAATCATAGATGCCGCTTGGCTCTAAAAAAGAATTTGTTAAGCCTCCAGGCTCTACAAAATTTTTTGGAATACTATATTTATCAAATAAATAAAAATCGTTTTTTAAATTGTTTTCTAGTAGAGCCATGGCGTATTTTTTCTTTTTCTATTTTTTATATAATAAAAAATTATATATTTTATTTTTTTAAAATAATTTCTTATCATGAAAGTCCAGCCTTTAATGCTCCCCAGGTTCCATTACCTTTTGCTTGAATAACAATAACCCCATTTGTAGGACTTGACACAGCAACCATTCCTATAGCACCGCCAATTACGCTATCTGTTAATGCGCCAGATGAATTCACATACAATAATTCACCGACAGAAAAACTACTTGTGTTTACATTTTCTAAAACGCCAGCAACTACAACTTCTCCACTTGCTCCGTTTACTAATTCTGTTTTTGTCAAACCAAGTAGCGGATAATTATCTGATAAAGAAGAAGTAAATAATGCTATTTGTGTTTTATTGTTTGTATGCCCAACCGCATATACTGGTTTTGCAGCACCTATAGTTGAACCTGAATTATTTATTACCCTTACCCGCACATTTGAGGCATCAAGAGAAGAAATAGCATCATCAACATCATCTGCTAATTTTTTAATATCATTATGTACATTTACAGAATCTGTTGCTTCTGGAAATGTTAAACCATAATTATTAGTTGTATCTGCCATAGAGATTAATTATATCATTATTTGACTATCTGCCTCAAATTGTGTTATACTAAGAAGTAATATGACACCCTTTAACAAGGTGTCATTACGTTTCTAAGGAGGAAACTATGATTAACTTTATGAATAATAACAGGAACATCATTGGCACACTCAGCATATTGGCGATGTTTTCCGTTTGGTCAAACGTGGCTAATGCTTCTGAAAACCGATTAAATGATAGTAAAACTATCGTGCTTGAAGAGACTATTGAGGCCACGCAAGTGGCCAAAAGTGTTTCTAGGGCTAAAGAAGATCAGTTAGAAAAATATAAAAACGCTACATCTCTATCTGATAAAGATCTAAAAAATCTATTAAAATTAGTAGGTTTTGAAGGTCAAAATCTCAAGGAGGCTTGGGCTATTGCTAAAAAAGAAAGTAATGGTAGACCTTTTGCATTCAATGGAAATAATGAAACTGGAGACAGTTCATATGGCATTTTTCAAATAAATATGCTTGGAATGCTTGGTCCAGATCGTCGTAATAAATTCGATCTACAACACAATGCAGACTTGTTTAATCCCGTCATAAATGCACAAATTGCATTTCATATGTCAAATGGCGGGGAAAATTGGAGGGCCTGGAAAGGCATTACTCCAAAAATTAGGGAATGGATTGAAAAGTTTCCTAATTAATTACCATTTATTAAGTGGACAGGTTGCCTTTTGAAGTTCAACTTTTAATTTCATTAGGCAACCGCACTTTTTACATTGCTTAGTTAGTTTTATTAATTCTGGACATTGCTTACAAATATTAAATCTTTCTGCAGCAAGTTCTGGTGTTGCTTTTTCTACTTCTGGCTTTAATAAATCCCAAGGCCTGGTTTCACCTAAATTTTCTTTATATCTTTGCCAAGCACTTTTGTTGTTTTCAGACACTACTATGGCTTTCTAAAGGTAGACCCGTCCCAAATATCTCCCTTTTCAATAGTATCTACTAGATTATCTGGAACAACAACAATTGTTGGATTTGATCTAAATGTTTGATGTAAGACTGGGGTAGCAGGTGATTCATTTTCATACTGTGCCCATGTTTTAAAAACTTCTCCATCTGCTATAAAAGCAAATCTTTTTATAACGCTCATATTATCCTCCTAGGACTTACTATGTTTGATAAGTATATCATAATTTTATACACATTTTTTTAATAATGACAGCCTCCACAAGACTGTCCAGATGTACCATATTCTCCATAATAAGGATATTCACATGGAGAACAATTAGATGTTGGTGGAGTTGGTGAAAAACCAAAGACTGAGAAGGCTTCAGGTGGAGTTGGTGAGAAACCAAAGACTGAGAAGGCTTCAGGTGGCGTTGGTGAGAAACCAAAGACTGAGAAGG